GTTCGAGTCCTGTCACCTCGACCAAAACAAATGCCGTAGATTCGTTAAAATCTACGGCATTTTCTTTTTCAAGTACACACTTAAGTACACACTCGCCTATTTTCTCTGCAAGCTGTGTACCAAATCATTATACACATCCGGCCTCGCTTCTTTCAGCGCATCCATAAACTCATCTAGCACACGCCACACTCGCCCGGCATCAGCCTTGCTTACAATCTCCAAAAATTCACTCATCCTGTAAACGCTCCAATTTCCGCATTACGCCATTATAAACTTTAGGGTTTGCTACATACAAGGCCGACATAAGCTCATCCAGCACGTTCAGCGCTGCTGCGATGTCTACGTTTGACACAGCCCGTAAAAAGTCACTGCTGCCAACAGCAGCCCTTGCAGACGGCTCTGCCGCTTCGTAGTAGCGCACAGGCTCTTGCAGTTCTGCTTTCTGCGGGGAATGGGGTGCATCTGCAAGCCGCTGATTTTTCACAACATACAATGCCGCCAAATTTTTAACTTTGGTCATGGTGAGTTCGCTGTTTTCGATTTCGGCTATAGCGCCGTCAATCTCTCGCACGTCAATTATAGCCATTACACCTCACTTTAACCGTTTCGCATCGTGTCAATGCAGCGCTGGATGACTTCCCTGTCTTTGCTGTCAGCCCCGCGCATAATATCTTCCATGCGGGAAATCAGTGAATCGCGCCCATCGTCCATGCTGTAGTGCCCGCGCACATAATGCGAACCGCGCCGCGCATAGCTGCTTCCGCGTCCATAATTGCCGCGCATATTCGCGCTCCAATCACCATCCCGGCTGTAATCTTCATCTCGGCTGTAACCGCCATCTTCTAACATAACAATTTTGTCGATGTTTTTGATGGTATCGGTCAGCTTGTGAACAGTTTCCAAATCGCCGGCAGACATTTCGCCTTTCTTGCCGATTTCGTCCAGCTCTGCGCACAGCATATCTCTCAAATCATACAGAACCCTTTTACTCATGGTTTAACTCCTTTCAGCTCACGCGCTCAACCAAAAAGTTTGCGTTCGCAAACGAAACGGTCTGTGTGCTTGTATTTTCAGCGGCAACGGTCAGGCAGCAGCCGCGCGGCACTTCCACAAACGCCGTCACGTAAATGTTAAAATAGTTTTCTACTGCTGCCGGTGTCACGGTTGCACTCGCACTGTTCAGCGGTTCACCGTTGATGGCAAGCGCTGCAGTGATAGCTCCAACCGTGCCGCCGGTAGGGATAGCAATGTTTGCACCAAATCCCACTTTGAAACGGGCTTTGCACTGGTTTGTAATGCCGCGCAGCGTAACAATACCGGCGCCCTCTCTGTGTACGACACATCCCTTACCGGCCACTGCCGTTTCTGTCAACGGTACGTTTTGCCCTGCGGCAACGTTCACGATGCTGGAATTCGTAAATTCAGCCATAAAATCAATCCTTTCCTATAAATATAGCGGCGGGACTGTTGCCCCGCCGCTTTTTGCAAAATCAGCCAGGGGCTGAACAGCCTACTATATATAAGTAGGCAGTTGCTTACATTTTGTTAGCAGCCGCACCCGCCGCAGCCGGTGCCGCAGTTACCGTACTGGTAAGGCGCAGGAACCGGAAAAGCGGGAACGGGGCGCGGGTTGTAGTATGCCAGCTGACCACTCATGTATGCCTTGAGGGTCTCGTTCTGCGCTGCCTGACTTGCCGCAAGCTGTGCGGCAAAAAGCTGCTGGTTCTGCTCGGCAATCTTGGCATCCTTGGCCTCGATGCGCTGGGCGGTCATCGCGTCAAGGATCGCTCTTGCGTTGGCATTCTGGTTGTCTATGATGTCTCGTGTGCCAGTGTTGATGCTCTGCCGGGTCTCACATGCCTGTGTCGCCATATTGTAATTTACGCCCTGAATCGCCTCGCGGGTCTCGCAGCAGCAGTTGGCCTGCTGCATCTGCATGGCAAAGAGCTGCTGCATAAATGCGGCCTGCTGGTTCGCACGGCTGATTTCAGCCGACATAAAGCCGTTGCTCATACCCTGCTGTACGCCGTTGATAAGCTGCGCCTGCTGATAAAAGCCATCGCACAAGCCATTGTTCACGTTGTCAATTTTGCGCTCAATGTTGGCAAAATCCGACGTAAGAACGTAACCGTCAACCACCCCGGCGCCGTTGCCAGCACCAAAGCCGCCATTGCCGCCCCAGTTACCGCCCCAGCCGCAGAAAACGAAGAGGAAAAGAATAATAATATACAACAAACCATCGCCGCCGAAGCCCCAGCCGTTGCCGTTACCGCTGTTCGCGGGCTGAACAGGCATCGTCATTACAGTGCCTTCCGAAGATAAACTCATAATTGTTCTCCCTTCAAATTTTCAATTTTTATGTTCACCGTGCGCACGGTTTGAACCTATTTTAAAAAGCTCTGAAACTGCTGCGCCATCGCTTGCAGCTGGTTTAACTGTTGCTGGCTCATCTTGCCTGATTGCAACAGTTTTTCTACTTCTTGTTTGGGGTCGCCTTGAAAGTTATTGCGGAACTGCTGAAACTGCTGCATCATCTGCTGGAATTGACCCATCGCGCCCGGCATTTTGCCGCCACCTAAAACGTTAAACAAAGGATTTGGCATTTTCGCTCTCCTTTTTCTTTGTCAGCGGTTTGTCTGCCGTTAGCGCGTCAAAGCGCGCTGTCAGCGCGTCAAACTCTGCACGGGTGACAAACTCATCAGCTTGCACTTGCGCGGCCTGTGTGGGCTGTTTCTGTGCCGCTGTGCGTTCCGTATAATCAAAGATGCGCAACGGCTGCGGCATCCCGCTTGCATCCACCGTTTTGATATAGAACGAGCTTTTCTCGCTGTCCATCAAAAGCACGCTGTTTCCCGGAGCGCAAAGATACGACTTCGCCGCTTCTTCCCCCTGCACCCAAATAATAGGTGCAGTCTGCTGTGCCGTCTGCTGCTGCGGATACGCCGCTTGTCGAAGCTGTGCAAGCTGGTCAGGCATGGCCGACGGCATCTGCTGCCCCATCGGATAATAGTTCGGCATGTAACCGGGCTGATACGGATTCCCAAAAGCCATAATTTGTCATCCTTTCTTCCAAAAATACAGTGGCGTTTCGTCGCCGCTGTCCCATGTATCAAGCCAATCCCCATCACGCACACACACAACGTGCGTCGCAAGAGCCAGAATATACGTGCCGTCTGGGTGCTCCGCCGCAAAATCTTCCACTGTGTAGCAATCCGGGCAGTTGTTCGGCATTGCCGAACGGTTCCACCCGCACCGCCGAAGATAGCGGCCCCAGACATAGTTAGCAGTCGGCATATCATGCAGTAGCAAGCCTTCAACAGCCAAGCCCGTATATACGGTCTCCCACTGCTGCATAGTGGCTGCTGCTATGGCTCTCACGGTGCAATCGCCGACGCGCTTGTGCTCTGGGTTTAAGTTCAATTCTCTATACATTGTCTTCTCTCCTATACACATTGTAATATTTTACGCATTTCCTTGTGCGCCATTTATACGTCATGTTTACGACAAAAAAAAGCTACTCTTTGGTTGGAAATCAACCAAAGAGTAGCTTTTTATTTGTTTATTTTGTCCGCTATTGCTCTGACGAGCCGGTTTACGGTTCGTTCGCTGCAATAGAGTTCAGCTGCAATTTCTGCATTTGTTATTCCGCGTCGCTTGTAATCAAGCACCGCTTTTTCTTCGTCAGTAAGCAAAAAGCATACAGATTTGTACTTCGCCAAGGGTATACAGAAATCGAACTTGCGCACTATTGAGAGCGTTATTCTTTTTTAGTGGTCTGCTTTACAATCTGATTAGCGAACACTGCGCCAGCAGCGCAAAGAACACCCTGTACCAGCGCCGTGAACAGGGCCATAAGCCAGTCTTGAGGCACAGCAATGGTAGATGTTGCAAGCACCCACAGCGCCGCCAAAAGGACGCCAACAGCCGCCAAAATGGCGGGAATCAGTTTGTCCTTTACGGCCTCGCTCTGCTTGAGAAAATAACCGATAAAAACAAGCACAGGAATCAACACCAGCAGTTCTGGCTTGATGTAGGTAGTGTAGTCAATGTTCATGATTCGTTCCTTTCTCCAAATCGTGTATCCGCAGCTCATGATTTTGCAGCAAGGCATCCTGCTCATCATTATGCTTCCAAATTCGGCGGTGGCTTTCGGTGTTGTCATGTTCGTTGTCGTCGACGCGCTTCACAACATTCTCAATCAGCGAGCGTAGTTGCGTGATGCTGGTGTTGAGCTTGAGCAAGGGAGTGGTAACCGTAACAATAAGCCCGACAATCACAACGATAGTTGTTACAATCGTCCATTCATTCATGTTTTACTTCCGTTCTGGGGCTTCACACCTCTACATATTTCGCATGATAGGCTTTATCATTGTCAAATCCGTATTTCTTAGCAACGGCGTAGAACTCCATAGCGGCGGCGTTCGGCAGGACGACGTGATCCAGCCAGACCTCCTGATGCGTCGGCGCAGCGGGCTTGTCCTCTTTGATGGCGGCATCATACCGCGTCAGGTTGAACTGCTTCACGACGGCCAGCAGACTGGACGTGTAAGTCGGGCTGGTCGCCCAGCCGTCGGCGCGGATGTACTCGCACGCCTTGTTGATGTCGGTACAGCCGACCAGATTGGAATAGCGCGGCATGGTCGTCAGCTTCTTGATGTAGTCCTCGACGCAGGCGACCATCGTATCGTAGGCGCGGAACCCCGCCGTGATGGTGATGTACTTGCTGCCGTCCCACTCCTTCGTGGCCTTGTTGTACACTCTGCCGCTCCAATTGCTGGCCTTGATGCCGAACAGGTTGTTGGCCTGTACTGCAAGCTCGCTCGTGCCGTAGGCGCTTTCAAGGCAAGCCTGCGCAATGCACAGCGACGGCAGAAGATGCGCGTTCAGGCAACGGGTCTGGCATTTCTCCACCATGACGGAGATGAAGTTTTCCTCATTCGTCTTGGCGGGCGCGGCGTCGGCCACGTCGCCCTTCAAGCGCTTCGTGACCTGTGCCGCAATGTCCGGGAACTTACTTTTCAGGTACGACCCGGGGCAGGCGGTAGCCGCGTAGAAGCAGTGCATCGTGAGCGAGCCGTTCTTGTCGCCGGTGTAGGTCAGCTCCTTGATGCCGTTGCGGCGGCAAATGTCGGTGCAAAGGTCGAGCAGGGCGGCATAAGCCTTGTCGCTGATGTGCCAGTCCGGTGCGCCGCTGTCGTTAGCGACTTCGATAGTAATGGCCCGCTGGTCGTTCCACGGGCTGGAACTGCACCACGACCTGTCCGCCTCGTGGCAGAACAGACCGATACGCCCGCTGGATTCGATGGCGTAGTTTGCACTCATCTGGCGTGAGGGCCTGCCGACAAGAGCGCCGAAAGATTCAAGCGTCGTGTTACCAGCCATGTGATGAACGGTAATCTTGCTGATGGGCTGGCTCCGGGGCCGGTTGCAGTTCGGGCTGATGGCCGTGTAAACGGCCAGTGCAGAATCACTCATTCTCGTCATCTCCCTTCCCGTTCGACAGCTCCTCGTCCATTTCGGGCGACAGGATCATTTCATCCTTCATTGGTTCCACTCTCCTTTTCGTTGGTGTCATTTTCTTCGTCTGTGGTATTTTCAGCGCCGTCAACCTCCGGCACATCCGGCGTCTCCGTAACCTCGTCTGCGCTCTCTCTCGCATCCACCGCATCATAATACGCCTGTGCCAGCGCCTCCACCTCGGCAATGTCCGCCTCATCCAGCAGGCCGTTGTCGTAGTGCGTGTACGCCTTGTCCAGCCAGAACGCAACGTCCCGCCCCGCGCCAATCTCTCGCTTGATACTGCGCAGCGTCAAATCGTGCCGTGCTTTACTCTTGATAGCCATTTTATTACTCCTTTCAGTTGATAGAAGCAACCGCTGCTTCCAAATCAGTGATTCTCTTTATGGGGTCTGCGCGTCCCGTCACAGTCGCGCTGTCGGCATCGGTCAGCACGGTGTTCATTCCTACAAGCGCGGGCAACGGCTTTGCTCCTGTCGCGGTGAAGGGCACAGGCTCTGCTAGCTTGTAGGAGACTTGAACAGGTGTTCCTGCGGCGTACTGGGCGGCAAGATAGGCATTAAAAGCATTAACATCTTGGAAATACTTTCCCAGCAACTGCGGTTTTGTGAAAAGATATCCTTTATTCTTATTCCCGCCAAAAGTTTCAGGAGGAAAATGACTACAATTTGTATCATAGCCATTGCGTATACCGGGTGATGAATTTTGTGGTAGATTCCAAAATTCACCGGACAGTCTAAACATGTTGGTTGTCCCGTCCAGCGTGATAATCTTTGTGTTTTCGTTTCCATCTCCGCTCACCGCGTCCACCTCACCGCCATAAACGGTTTCAGGCAGGGTCAGGGTGTTGGTTTGGCCGTTGTATGGTGTGTAGGTGGTGGGAGCGGTGGTGCCAGCATAAATTCCAAAGTCGTATGCCACAAAACTGCCAGATTTGATGTTTTGCGCATAAAACACAATATCCCCGCTTGCTAGCTTTGGCATGGTTACAGTAAGCGTTTTTGTCTTTTTCCCATTCTGCGTTAGCTCACCGTTTGTATCATCAATCCAGCACTGCAGCACGTATACTTCTGTGCCGTCGGCAAGTGTTCCGTGGCATTCAAAGCCTATCCTTTTTCGCCATTCATCTTCAACAGTATCCCCAAAAACAATATTTTTCGTTTCTACGGAAAAAGTTAATGTTAATTCCTGCCCAGCGCAAGCCTTTGATAGGAGCAGCAAATCATCGGATGTCATAAGCTGCTGTTTATAAATGTTTTCAATACGTTCTCCGAATGGCAGCAGATTCTCCCCGCACCGTTCGACATTCACGCTGTCCCTGCCCTTGATGGGACGGATGTTTTCCGGTGACGGCGTTCCCGTGCCCTCCTGCATGGGTTCCCACTTTGCCTTTACGCCCAGCGGATACCCCGCCACGGGGTAGCACACAACAGGGTTGCCGCTTTCTTCCAGCGGTGGGCAAAGCATATCCACGATGTTCTTGCTGCTCCACGGATTTTCACCAATGGTGCTGTCATCTGGGTAGGCATGCTGCATCTGGTTTTTCAGCGTGCCAATGTCTTTCATAGCCTGACTGTAGTCAGAGGGCATCCCGTCAACGAGGGTCTGTGCCTTGTCCGCACTGTTCTTGGCATTGTCGGCGAATCCCTTGGCTTGGTCTCTAACGGCCTCAGTCTGGGCCTTAATCTGCTCTGTGGCAGCCTTAACAGCTGTCACATCTTCCAAGAGCTGCTGAATAGTCTTGTACTCGTCGCTGCTGATAATAGCATTTTCAGGTAGAGGGTTTCTGTCGAACTGCAGCCAGATGGGCGCACTGCCTGCAATGCCACCGCCGACAGTGATTTCAACAATCGGGTAATAGTCACCCCATCCAGTAGACATTTGCGGAGTGACAGCAAAATATGCGATTGTGCGCTCTGCATTCACGCCGAGCGCAGGATTGTACACATGATAGCCGTCGCGCTTGTCCATGCGGATGTTTACATCTGCGTCAGACGGGACTTTATACTCTGTGCCGCCTTTTTTGAGCGAAACGCAAAGAACAGGAATGGTCTGGTCATACTGAACCAGATTCACGGCCTTTTTGTCGGGCCTGCTGTCGAAGTCTACGGTACACGATTTGAGATGTGCTGTAGACAACGGTTCATAAATAGTTGCTGCCATTTTACGCCCCCTTAATAATAAGCAAGGATAAATTGTATGCTTGCACTTGTTCCCGCCGCGCATTGCGCCCAGTATTCGCTTCCGCTGCTTATGCCAGCGGCTTGTAAACTGTTTTCACCGGAGCCAGGGCTTCCGGCGTACTGAATGCCCACGAGCGTGCCGCCCGTAAAGGAGAATCCGTTTCGGCCTCCTCCACAAGTTTTCCATACTGTAGAGGTTTTTATTCCCGTCGCGCTCACTTTACCGCCACCTGCGTGGTAGCCGCCCGGGACTGTGACAACGCCGCCCGGGTTGATTGTCCTTTCCCAGTTGCCCTGATTTGGCATTGAGCCGCCAACGTTCACGCCCGCTTCAGCGCTCGTGAAATTGTTGCCCTCCAGAACTGCGGACGCAGGAGCAGAGCCGACAGGGATTGCAACCTCTGGATACCCTGCGCCAGCGTCGTCCTTATAAGCGCCCTTGGGAATACGCGCATTGAGGTTTCCGCTGCCGACGCTGTAGGAGACAGGAGAGACGGTCTTGGGCTGTATAGGCAAATTGCCAGTCTTGATTGTCTTATCTTTGGCGTAATACTTCTTACCGTCCAGCACATCATCAGGTTCGGCGGTAGCCAGTGCTAGCTTTGCATTGCCAAGACCACCGCCGCTGTTAAAATTTAGCTGTGTGCCATCATAGGTGAACAGCACCCATCTGTCTTTGACAATTGTGTCCGCGTCAACGGCGCTTGCGCCCACATACGCAGGCGTAGCCTTGCCATTGATGCTGAATGCGTCTCCGCTGGTAAATGTTGCAGGTGCTTTGAAACGGCCCACAGCACCAGAGCCAGTCAGTGCAAAAGTGTTGCCTGTTTTGGCGCAGCTATACACCTGTACAGTAGCAGATGTGCCAAGCCCCGCAGGGTCGTAGACGTCTTTCAGCATGGTAGCGCTGCCCGCCTTAATAGCTGCAATCTCGTCCGCCATCGACTTGATAAGAGCTTCATATTGCTTTTGCAACGTACCAGTCGGCAGCCCGGTAACGCCGTCACGCATAAGGCCGCAGACACTTTCATCAAGCATCGTGTTGGTGACGTCTGCGGCGCTTACTGTAAGGCTGCCAGCAGGGACAGACACAGTGTATAGACCAAGCTCATAAAGCAGCTCGGAGCGCGTTAGAGTGGGCGCTACAGGACTTGAAGCGGGTGTTCCGGTCTTTACCTCAAATGTGCTTTCGTTAGTGCTCTTAGTAAAGCGAAGCACGATTCTGTCAATGCGGGGGAGCGCACCGTCCGCAATGGGGATTGCGACAGATACATTTTCCGTGCTAACAACGCTTTTTCCTTTAAACGTGCCGTTGTTAATCCAGGCCATGCCTGTCCCGATGGTGATTTTTCGTGCCTCTGTAACGGTTGCGGGGAACGATTCGGCAGCATATACACCGCTTGTGCGGGTGCAGAGGTAGGTCTCTGCATCTTCTGCCGTGTACTCCACATCGTTCAGAGGATATGTGATAATTGCCATTTAGTACCTCTTTGTAATTACAGGTGTCCCGAGTTCAACGCTGTACTGTGTGACATTTTTCTGCGCCGTAATGGTCTTTCCCATGATACGGACTTTTGCGTTGATGCCCAACTCTGGGAAAATGCAGGAAACAACGTCTCCCAAGTTCACGCAGTCGGAATCAATATCAAAGTCCAGCGTTTCAAGGCGCAGCTGCTCAAGCAACTTGCCTTTCCCGTACTCCACAAGCCGCGCTTTGTAGTCCTCTAGGCTTTCGTCGTTTTTCTGCTGCTCCTGCCGAGCGTCTACGTACATTTCGCGGCGGTCAATGCCCGCCGAGGCCGTGTCGCCTGCATAGACGGTGATACGCTCGTCGCCTGTGCCAGCGCCAGCAACAATAGCGACATTTTTGTAGCTTGCTGTTGAGACGCAGTAGTCCAGATTGCCGACATTTTGAAACCATGTCGAAAACTTTACGGTCTGGCTTTCGCCCGGTTTGTATACCTCAAAAAGCAGCTTTCTATTCGGCTTGTCAAAGCGTAGCCTGAAACCAGCGTCAACGGCCTGCGCTATTTTTTCGCAGTATTCCTCAATGGTCTGGCCGGACGTTTGGGCCTCAAACTTGTCAGCAAGCCCGCAGGACGCGCCCAGAGCCACGCAGGGCCACACTTGCATATCATGAATAAGAGTACGCATAGCGGTTTCTGCGTTGATATTTGATAGCTCTGCGGTGCTTACGCGGTCAGATAAAAGCCGTGTTGCAGGAGCGCCGTTGACAATGATTTTGTTTCCCTCCGTCTGCACGGATTTTATAATCATAAGCGTGTCGCTGTCGTCGATTTCGCAGTAATAGTCCTCTTTCATGAGGTCGCTGTATTCCTGCTTCTGCAACAATTCCAGCTGGAACGTGCCAAGCTGATTATATTTTTCCGTCCAGACAAGGGAGACAAACGTTTCAATCTGCCCGAGCTTGTTCAGTTGAGGGTCGTATACTCTACATATCATCGAACACCCCCACATAGGCGTCATTATAGAAAACGCTCGTATTCAAGGCGTGTTCAGCGCCGTCCGTGTAGGAATGCTTGAGAATGTTGTCGCCCGCGCGAATGTAGTACAGGTTGCTTGCGTCATCGAGCTTTCCGTAGATGTTAGTTTCTACGTCACCGCTTGTTTTGATAACGGTCAGACGCTTGGATGCGCCCTCCCGGCTTACTGTGATATACTCGCCAGCTTGCAGTGATTCGTTGATTTTCAGCTTTTCCAGCGTGTCCACATTCGTGATTTCGGGATTGCTCAACGGAAGCTGCGCGTAGAAAATAACAGAGAACGTAACGTCCGTATCTCCGTCATTGATAAAGTTCATGAATGCACTGCCGTCTGTAACGCCAAACTTGTGCTTTTTGTAGTTCACCGGGAACTTGAAGGACGGCGTCAGCTTTCCAATCTGCTGCCCTTTGCGGTCAGCTGCCAGCCAGTAAGGGAAGGGGCAGAGAACCGTAAACTGAAAAGCAGCGTCAAAGCGGCGCTGCTTGAAAGCCGGGGTTTTCTTCACGGTGCAGTTGCAGTAATAGCCGTCGCCGAAATACAGCTTGCCGAATGAGTTTGGCGTCAGGGTGCGCAGCATTTTACGCTTCATCACTCTGCTGTCGCCCAGCAGGTAGCCGCTGACTTCCCGCGTGATTTCTCCGACAGTCGCGCTCTCAAAGGTCTTGCCGACCTGTTGAAAGCCCTGCGACAGCGCTACATCAACATCTACATCCGAAAGAGGGTCTATATTCACGATAGAACCGTAATTATAGCCGAAATACAGCGTTTCGCCGTCATCCCGCACAAATCTTGCTGTGTACATGCTTCACCCTCTTTCAAATTGAACCCATCATAAGCGCCCGCCGCTGCTCATACTGCGCCTCGCGCATAAGCTCTGCCGCAGTTTTGGCCTGACTGTAGATGTTTTGGATAATAGTCACGCCGCCAACAACAGCGTTTCTCTCGCCTTTTCGGTAGCTGTCGGCCTCTTTAGCCGTCAGAACCATTTCCCCGCGATGCAGGTTTGCAACGTAGCCGTTATAGGGAACATAGTCCAGACCGCCAGCGTGAGAGCCGTTTGTCTGCACCGTGCCGGTAAAGCCGGAGACCATGCCATCTACAAAATTTCCGACCTGTTCTTTCAGCCAGCCGCCCATACTCTTAATACCCTCGAGCAAGCTCTTTGCCGCGTTCACGCCTAAATCAAATATTTTGCCGGGTAATTCCTCAAGGCCCGTAACAACAGCATCTAGCAAATCTTTTGCGGCCTGTTCGCCGTTTTTCCTCAATTCTTCGGCCCACTCTACGACTTTTTCAATCGTTTTTGTGAACCACTCTGCAATTTTCCCTGGCAACTGAGTAAAAAACTCAATTACGTTATTCAGGAACATAGATGCAGCGTCGATTGCGTTGGATTTCATTTGCCCAGCCCATGCAATGACGTTCTGGATCGTGGTAGACAAGAACATTAAAACGTTGCCGGGCAGTTGCGTAAAGAACTCAACTACGTTTTGCAAGAATTGGGAGCCAGCCTGCCGCGCATTCTCTGCCGTTTCCATCGCCCAAATTACGATGTTTGCAAGCGCTGTGCCGAGAAATACGCCTAAGTTGTACGGGAGTTGCGAGAAAAATTCTACAACAGCATTGATAAAATTACTGCCAGCTTGGCGGGCATTTTCCGCCGTTTGTGTAGCCCAGTCAGCAATGCTCTGCATGGCGTTTGTCATGAACTCAGATATTTTATCGGGGAGCTGTTGAAACCACTCTATCGCACTGTTAATCGCCTCTGGAACGGTCTCGGTGAAGAATGTAACAATAGTGGTCTTTACGAACTCAAAAATTTCGTTGACTTTATTTCTGAAATCTTCGTTCGTTGCGTACAGAGTGGCAAATACTCCGATCAGAGCCGCAATCAGCGTGATTACGATTGCAATCGGGTTGGCTGACATAACGGCGTTGAGCGCAGCCTGCGCAGCCTTGAGTTTGCCTTGCGCCAAAGAAAGCAAATCAATTTTCCCCGTGAGCAGTCCAACGACAACTTCCGACCCTTTGAGCGTGCCATCCAAAGCGCCTTGTGCAACCTCTGAATCAGAAAGGCCCATGCTGAACAGAGATACGGCAACTTTAGCCTCGTCGAAAGCGGTCACCATTTTCTGGATTTTCGTTCCTATTTGCCATCCAGCAATAGCAGTGCCAACCGCGCCAATGGCAGGAGCTAAGGTTTCTATAACAGGGATTACTTCGTTGACCGCCTCTTTGACTTCATCGAAAATGTCAAAAATTACACTAAAATCAGAATTTTCGATTGCGCTTGTCAGCGCATTTACTATCGCGTCGCCAAAAAAAGAGAATAATTCCTCAATGATTGGCTGTAACTCGTCTGCCAAAAATCCAAGGCCGTTAAACAGTGCCTCTATCCCTTCTACGACGGTTGGCATCATGCTTTCGATAACAGTGCTGACTACAGGGGCCAACTGTGCACCTATCTCGGTCATGGCGTTAATCAGCGTTGGGACAATTTCTTGAATACGCGGCAAAATGTTTTGAGCAGCAGTAAGAAGACTGTCTACGAAATTATTGATTAGCTGCTGAACATCCTGTTCTGGGTCTGCAATGCCTGTAAGCAGATTTTCCCAAGCGCTCTTCATCGAAGCTGTACTACCTTGGATGGTAGTTGCAGCTTCTTTGCTGGTCGTCCCCATAATATCCATGTTTGCCTGTACGACGTGAATCGCCTGTACAATATTCGCATAAGACATACTGGTTGCATCAACCGTTACACCAAGTTCCGCTTGAGTGTCCTTCATGGCAGCGGCTTCTTTTATCAACCGCTTCATTTCAGCCTGCGTGCCACCGTAGCCGAGCTTTAAGTTGTCAAGCATGGTGTAGTTCTGCTTTGCAAAGCCGTTATATGCGTCTTGGATGGACGAGATGTTAGTGCCCATCTTGTTCGCATTATCGGACATATCCGAAATTGCAGTATTCGCCATTTCAGCAGCTTTTTGTGTATCGCCGCCCAAACTTGAAACCAGAGCCGCAGCAAACGATGTTGATGTCTCCATGTACTCGTTTGCAGACAGGCCAACGTTCTTGTACGCGTCCTTTGCATAGCCCTCAATAATACCTGCGCTGTCCTTGTACAAGGTTTCTACGCCGCCGACAAGCTGCTCATAGTCTGCGTAACTGCTCAGGGATGCTTTTCCAATATCGAGAGCTGCACCTGCTGCCGATTTTCCAACAGATACAATCGTGCTTCCCACAGCTTTCAGGCCATCAAAAACTGCATTTCCTAGAAACGTTCCGCTGAACACATCCCAAAAAGATGTTGTTTTGCCGCTTGCATCGTTTAACTGCCGTTCATAATCATCTGTATTAAGACTTAATTTTGCGTTTAGATTAAATACGTCCAACTTCTCACTCCTTTCTTGTTGATTTTTTGTTAGCCATGCTGTATTCTAGCTTTAGGAGGTGTTTTGCTATGGCAAAAGCTAAAAATTCAGTTATCGCAGGAGATTACGTCGGAAAGAAGGTCAATCTTTCTTTTGGTCGAGTTCAACTCGACATGGGATTGATGCCCGCAATCACATTAGACAGAAGCACCGTTGCAGATTATTCTGTTATGGATGAATCTCAGAAGAAGTCTATGTCTTCTGGTGTGATGCGCGGTCTTGTTGGCGGCGCCATTCTTGGGCCTGCTGGTCTCGTGGCTGGCGCAGTCACCGCAAAACAAAAAGGCATTTATCAGATTGCAATTCAGCTGAAAGAAGACCCCCAGTGGGTTGCAAGCGGTAAACGCTTTTTAATCGAGGTAGACGATAAAATCTACAAAGCCATTATGACAAACTGCTTCTAAAATGAGCCGCCCTATTTTTGGGGCGGCTCTTCCAGTTTTCTCAGCTTGTTCTTCATGTGTTCTTTGATTTCATCCGCTGTTCGTGTTTCTTCTGGCGGCGGATTGATTATATCCCAGTATCTTTTCGGCTCGCTTTCTGTTTTTATCATGTTTTTTGTAATCGTGATAAGTACATCCGACATATAAACACGATATGCCACTTCATCCGTTTTTTCTTTGATTCGGTATGGCAGTGCCGACATAAACGCACGGGCGCTCAGTTTCGGCATGCTTAAGATTGCGACTATTACGCTTTCTGCGCCGTACCGAAAGACTGTTTGAAAAAATTAACGAAGTCCTCGTCTTTCACAAGCTCGTTAATCTGCGCCAACGTGCTTAAGAAACCCTGCTTTCCGCATTCTTCTGGGGTAAGGCCGTTAAACAGAGAAAGAATCGCATATACGTCTTCTCTGTGGTCTTTCAAGAAGATGGGAACAAGATTCACAACGCGCGTAAGGCCGAACCTATAGACGTCAATCTGCGTATGTTCCCCTTTGGGAAGCCTGCGTTGAACCTCTGCAATGAGGTTTTTGTCATCGGCCATGTTCTGGATATGAGGGGCGGCGATGCACAAGACATCGCAGGTCTCGTCGGTTGTCATCTGAGAAAGCAGTCGCATTTTTTATCCCTCCGTGCTGTCGATGCTGTAGAACTCCATAGGGACAACGTCCTGCGCGGTGATGGAGACATGGCCAGTCAGCTCACAGGAAATCTGCCCCTTGCCGCTCTTGGTAGTCTGCAACGAGAAGCCACCAGTGGACAAAGCGTTTTTCAGGCAGATAGCAACGCAGCCACCATCGGCGCGGTCACCTACCCACCACAGTTCGTCTTTGAAGTCGGTTTGCTTCAAGTCGCGGCGAGGCGTAATCTTGTTCGTGGTAACGTCTGCACAGCCCAGAGCCATCTTGATGTTGTCAGGGGACGTGCCAAGAGCCGTGAAGGACATTTTGCACTCCCAGCCGTCCAGATGTTTCAGCTCTTTGGTATTGACCGGGCAGTTGTCAACGTCCTCGCCCAAATCGGAGAAGGTAGGAACGCAAGTGGCGTTGATGCCGCCAGTAGTGGCGCAGATAATGTCGCCGTCCTGCGGAGCGGCAATGCTTGCTGGGTTGAATGTGTTCAACAGCACACCAGCGTCAAGCTGCAATGCGTCAAACGTATCTTTGGGAATAGCGGTAAATTTACCCATATTTTCACCTCAATTTTGGCATAAAAATTCGGCGGTAATGTTCAAATACCGCCGTTTAATGTTTTTGTCTGTTTCATCTGCCAGCGCTTGACAGAAAGGAGAACCGCGCCGAATCCAAATGTAACCACCGTCAAATTTCAGCAACTTGCCGCCGATGCCGATAGCGTCCGAGATTTCCTGCGCTTTGGCATTTGGGACAGCCTCAGACGTCGTATAGAACCACAGGTTCACCGTAAGCGACGGAGCGCCTCCTTCAGCGTCAAAGACCGCATCATAAGTCAAGTATGGGAGTACAACGTCGTCCGGAACGGCGTTTGTAGCATACGCAGGAAGAAAGATATCGAAAAACTGCTGTAGTGCAGCGCCCTTTGTCATTTCGGCAGCCCTCCCATGCGTTCAGCCGTAAAGCTCATTAAGTTGCGCAGCATAGAGGAAGCTGTTTTCGGGGCTTGCTTTTCTTCCGGGCGGCTTGTTACGCGATAATACGCGCCTGTCTCAACGTCTTTGTAGACGCTGCCATACTCAATCGGCACATCCCGGTTGACAACGCCGGTATATACGCTGGTAACGCCCTCTGCTTCTGCACGGCGGGCCTCCAAACTGCTATCCAGCGAAACGAAATTGTCAAACTCCGCGCCCTCTGCCCACTCGACAATATAGCCACCTTCGCCGTCCGGCTTTGTGGTCTTGTCCATAATACAGCAGCGACGCGAAAACGCATCAAGTAAACTCATAATGATACCTCACATCGCCATTTGGCTCTCTATCTGCAACGACGCGAGCATTGCTTGCGTTCACAAACATTTCGACGATTTTTAAGCATCCCTCAGCTGTAGATTTGTCAATGTTCATGCTGAGATTTACAGTAACATCGACGTCGAGTTTATCGGTTCTCATTACAGTTTCCTCCACTTGTTCAGCCGTGATGCAAATATACCTTGCCATCCCGGCAGAGAGCCGCCAGAACCGCCGCTCGCAGTAGATTTAGTGTAACTATACCCTGCAAAGCTCTCGCTTTGAAATGGGCTATTTGCGGCGTTTTCGTACTGCGTGCGCCACGCCTTAATTTCTTCTTCAAGATTCAGAAATTCAGCAGGCACGGCCATGGCCCAGATAGCCCCGTCAAAGGTTTCATCCCTCAACGAGCAGTTACCGTATTGATACACCCCATCGTTCAGAACGCTGCCCACAACGCGGAAATACTGTCCGGCACGCAAAAAAGGGAGCGCAATGCTCCCGCCCTTGATGCTGAACTCGCCCAGATGGGCGCCATTCGGTGTGACAAACCAGTTCCGGCACTCCCTCATCAATTCTTCAAGCATTGCACTCCCTCTTTTTTACTGTGCTGCCTTGGCAGTTTTTGCGCTCCGGGTTTCTGCGGGCGTAATGGTGGCAACGGCGATACCGTCCAGGTACTCTGCCCACAGCTTCATGCCCATAAGAGCGTACATATCGCCAGTTGCGCGGCTGTAGTCGCCGTCAACATGCACACCAATCAGGTTGGTTTCTCCCTCGACGGTATAGTTCAGGCCCAGCTTGGCGAAATCGCTGTCGGCGGGGTCGATGTAGTACAGGTCGATGTTCTCAACAGGGACGGCAATAACCTTGTTGCGGGCGATGTACTTTGCGGGCAGCAGGAACAGGGTGGAATAACCCATGAAATTCTGAACATAGGTCAGGCCGAAGGCGGTCTGCGTGGTGATTTCCTTGTCGCCCAGATAGCCGTAGAAGTCCAGAATGTTGGCAAAGCCGACAACCTCGGTAACATCACGATCCATGCTGGCGAACTTGTCCAGCACGTTGCCCTTTGCCAGAGCAAGGCCCTGCTGCCAAGTGGTAGCAGCTACAGCCAGAGAGCCGGTGTTCAGGAAGGTGTAGAAGTCGCCCAGAACCTTGTTCTGCAGGGCGACAAGGAACGCCTCGTCGGTCTTTTCAACGGCAACGTCTGCGCCGTACTTGGCGACAGCCTCAACGGACACGCTCTTAGCATACTTGGCAATCTCAATGTCGCCGTAGGTTTTGGGCTCGACCTTCATCTTGGTCAGCGGGATCTCATCGCCCTCAGCAACGGACGTACCGCCAGCCAGAGTGCCGTCAACAGTGGCCTCATAGGAGACCAGCTTCGTGCCTGGGGCCTTGCGGATGGGGCGCATAATGCCCATGATGGTGCGCAGCGCGTCCCAGTTTTTGCCAAAGCGGGTGACAAAGTCAACCTCGCGGGCATTGACAGTAATCTGGGCGGCGGTAGTCAGGTTAGTTTTTGCAGCCATATTTTGGCTCCTTTCTGTTAATCGTCAGATTCGTTTTGCATGAGGTTTACAAGCGCAGCCTGACGCTCTGCGGTGGACAGTACATAACGGCCCTTGTCGTCCGTCTTGTAGATGTCCTCCCGCGTCAGGGCTTTTCCTACGTTGTTTGCAGGGGGAGTAGACGTGTCTGCGCCTTTGGTGATGCTCTTTGTGATGTACTCGCCATAATCGGTCTTGAGGCTCTTTTCAAGCGCAGCAGCGTCTTTGATAGCGCCCTTGTCATCCAATTCCAGTTTGTCAAGCAGGCCATCTCCCTTTGCAAGGCGTGCGACAGAGGAAATCCGTTTTTCAGAAATGCCGATTTTCAGCAGGACGTCGGACAGCGCCTTTTCTTTGGCAGCCGTTGTTTTCTCAGCGTCTACGTTGGCCTTGTAGTCCCCGAAAGCCTTGTGCTCTGCTTCATACTTAGCCTTGTAGCCGCCGTCGCCCTGCGCTTTAAGGTCGTCCAACTCCTTCTGGACGCCCGGCAGCTTTTCTGCATCGGCTTTATACCGCGTAACGTCGTCCTTCAGCGGGTCAACTACTCCCAGATGGAGCGCCACAAGCTGATTTTCAATTTCGTCAGTGCAGCTTTCGCCAATGATTTTGCGAATTTCAGCGCGTGTAAATTTTGCCATGGGGGTTCTCTCCTTTTCTTCGGTGGCGGTTCTTCGCCATTTGAGTTTTATTTATTCAAAACAGCAGTGCTTCGCTGTTTTTTCGTATAAAAATAGCACCTGCCGCAAACGCGGTAGATGCTAATAAAAAGAGCCGAGAGGCTTATTTGCCTTTCAGCTCTGCTTCGATGATTCTTTTGTACTGTTCGCCGTGCTCGGCAACGGCAGGCTTGATAAAAGGCTTTGCCCGTTGGCCGTGCGTCAAATGCCAATCGCCTTTTGCATCTTTGTACACCCACGGCGTTTGTCTGCCGCCGGGATAATAAATGCCCGTGCCGCACTCCACATAAACCGCATACTCGCTGTTTGTGCCGATGTACGCGGCTTTTCCGCTGTCACTGACCGTATGTGTAATGCTGTTGCGCAGGCTGCCTGTGTCGACGGGGCACAGCTTTTTTGCGTACCCCTCGCCCACAAGCCCGCATTTTTCCAACGCCCGCTGGCAAGCGGATTCCAGAGCTTCCAATACCTCGTCACTGTGGTCTTCAAGTGTGATTTTCATTGCGCATCAATCCTCTTCAAGTGCTTTGTAAAACGCCTCATAGGATTCCTTTGCTTTTGGTGGCGCGTCACTTGTCAGTACATACTTTTTGACCGATGCGTCAAATCTGAACCATTCTTCATTTTCCATAAAATAGGGCATATCTTGGAACATATTACGCCTTTCCGAAATATTTTTTTATTATATTGGAAACCGCCAAAGAATATTCGCTCGGATTTGTGCCGACTTCCGCATCGGCAAAGCATTCCGCAACAAATTCATCCGCATTTGTCAGAGAGTAATCACTGATTTTAATGCTGTCGTATTTCTTTTTTGCTGTCGCAATTGCTTCTCTGTCTGCGTCCGTCACTTCACCTGTTCCAAAAATCATTTTGGTTTCAATCGGTTTACGGATTTTGTCATAGTTGTCTTTTGCTGCTTGCACTGTGTTACAGTATTCGTCCCAAATCGGTTCGATTTCTTTTCTCGCCTTTTTAACTGCCGTAAAATCAACAAGCGCGAAATTTTGCGCTTTCCCGGGTAGTTTTTCTCCAATATTTAACAAGCTGTGTCCATATTCGTGCGTAATAACATATTTTATTTCATCTCCCGACGCAAATTTAACACAATACCCTTTTTGCGAAAGGTCAAAAATATGTTTCCGACCAGAATCTGTTACTTTCAGCGGGTTTATTCTCATTTCCGCGCTGCCAAGCCCCCATTGATGGTTTACAACTGCAAAAGCGTGCGAAAGCAAACTGTCGGTTTTGTCCATTACGGTAAGCTTTGTAAGCGGAGAATAATATCGGTTTCCAAGGTCGTCAATTGCGTCTACAATGCCAGCAGAAACATTTTTGTCAAGTTTTGAAATTTTGACGGTATCAAGAAGTGTATTATTTTCAATGTCTTGTGATTTAACCTCAACGCCGTGACCGACAAAGCGCTTTCTGTAGTCGTCCCAAGCACTCCAGATGGATTTTCTACCTCGTAGGTCAATGTTTTCCTGCGCTTTTTCTTCTTTTTTCCACCCCGCCCACTCTGCATAGGTCATATCTCTCACAAGCACAGATTTCCCTGTTTCGGGGTCTCTGGCGCGTCTGCCGCCGCTGCTTGTATCCTCGCCGTCAACCTCCGCAATCTGGGTGCAGCGGCAGTTATACACAAGATAGCCTGGGGCAGAAGTGTCCCCGGGATACATAAGCTCATAGCCGTCAACGGTAAACGGTTTGTCAATGTCTACTGTCTGCCCATCTAGGATTCTGTGCTCATGTCTGGTCCTTCCGTCCAGAGTGGCAAGCCAGCGCTTTTTGAGCTTTATGCCCATATTCTGCGCGGCGCTGTAAGTATCTAGTCGCCCCGCGTTCTGTGCTGCTGTGACCGCCGTTCGTGCCGTTCTGATGGCGCTCGTGCGGTTCATGTTTTGCATACGGCTTTGCAGGTCGTTGGCGATTTTCGGTATGCCTTTGCCTTGCAGGATGGAGCTTGTGACGCTGGCTGTGATTTGCTGCTTGCCGTATTTCAAGTCAATGCCACGCTGAACTGCCCGTTGTGGCGGGTAATAGGGCATTAGGTCAGGCTGTTCAGCGATTAAGCGTTTTACAGTCTGCTCATCCCACAGCGTAAAATCTGCTTTGTCGGAAACCTGCTCAATTTTGTAAGCAGCGTAATTGCGGTTCAAGCTGTAAATGCCAGGCGTGGCGTCATTGACATAGGCCACAGCCGTTTCGTTGGCGTTGGTGTATCTTTCTGCCACCTTGTCCCGCATCGCCGTAAAACGCTTGCCGCGCCCTATCTGCGCAAGCCGCCATTGCTTGTACTGCTGTTCGGTTATTTCGCCGTTTTTCAGCTTTTCCTGCATAGCCGCGTCGCGCTTTTCAAACTTTTCAAAATACATTTTCACGGTTTCGGAAAGTTCGCCCGCCGCTTGCTCGTATATTTTGGCAATGCGCCGCTCCAACTCTGCAAGCCGTTCATCTGTCAGTTTGTGGGCATAATCAGGTTTTTTCATTTTTTCTTAACTTTTATGCCAAGTAGCCATGTGCCGCTTAGCTCTGTAGAAATGTTCGTTTTATATCCTTTGTGTGTTTCCAGCAAAGCAAGATTTCGCCGTTCTGTTTTGGACATCTTTGACGCATCCACAAAAATCTGATTTTTTTTGTCAAATCCTTTTGTTACGGAATCCCTGTATTTATCAAGGTCAACACCGGATTGATGTTTTACCCACGGAACGATGTCCTTTGCGGTTTTCAAATTTACAGGGTTACCGAATCGGCTTTTTGGCTTACTGTCCGCCCTATCTGCCACGCCGCCCCTGCCGCTTCCAGAACCTCTACCGCCCATTTTTATACCTCACTTTTACTTGCGTATAATATGGTTGAAGTCTTGTAACATTCCAGTCAAATTCTTCCGGGCATTTGCCGTACCACAAAATCTCACTGGGTTCAAGCCTTTCCAATGCCGCCCGAACGCCTTTTTCAAACAGCGCTTGATTCTGCTTGTTTTGCTGCGTTCCAACGCTGGATATTGCCACAATCGAATGTTTCGGTTCACCATCAAAACACCATTCATAGCTTTTCTCGTCGCTCCAACACAAGGTTGGCACAACGTGAATCCCGCATTGCTGCCAGTATGCCGCCAGCCAGTGCTTGCGATAGTGATTGTATATCTGCATAGCAAGCGGCATATCTGTATACATTGAGAAATCAGGCGCACACACAGCGCCAAATTTTCGCAGCAGCGGAATGTACTTGTCCGGCTGATTCCACACCCTTTGGAATTGATAATCATCCACGAAAAAGTGAACGCCTTTTGTTGCGCAGTCCGTACAGGTTTTAGCAAAATTGAACGGAATCCATTCCAGATGCCGCACATCAAGTTGTTCCGGCTGGATAATCGGCGCATCGTATTTGCCAATGCCTAAAAAGTTAGCTTTGTCGAGGTTTTCAAAATTCAACATCTTGTCATCCCTCTCCTTCTGTCGTGCGGTCTAACTCCTCTGCCGCCTTTCGCTCCATCAAGTCTTCAAACTGGTCTGCGTCGCCGAGAATAGTAAGCAGCTTTTTGGTGATGTACTCATCATCGTAGTACTCCGCGCCCAGTAGCACGGTCTGCGTCTCTTCCTGCTTGTTGATAATCTGGTTGCGCGTATATGTCGGATCGTCATCAAGCCCGGCAACCGCCAAAATGCCCTTGATGCAGCGCGTCACGCAGCTTTCAAACTTGTCCGTTTTCAGGTCGAGTGGCACATAACTGGCCTTGATAGCCGTTGCAGTTTGGTTGCCAGCGCTGACAGCCGCAGAATCAAAGGCCTGAAAGTCCTCATATAGCTTTTTGGTAAGCATATCAATAGTCGCCTGCGTGCCTTGGAACGGCGCTTCGATGCTCTGTGGCGTGGCCTTCGCGCCCTCGTCACCGTCAGCGTGGGCGACATGGGTAGTCTTCAGACGCTCAATGAACTTTGTATCGTCCTGCTCGTCCATGCCTCCGCAGTTAGTCAGAACCCAGAAAATCAGGTTTCCCTCGTCGACATTGTTTACCATGTTGGAGATTGCAAGGTCGAGCGCGTCAATGGTATTCTGTCGCCCCTGTAGCTCGCTGTGGGCCCGCTCGCCATTTTTCAGCGGGATAATGGGAAATCCGGGATAATTCTCGCCGTCATAAATTTCTGTGCCGTCTGCCTCGCTTGTGCGCAGCTTCAACTTGTAGTCGCGTTTCGGCTTGAGAATCGCCATATCATCGCTTTTTGGCTTTAGATACTCTGTGTAGCCGTCAAGCTCGTACAGCGTGGCGCGCAGCGGCTTATTGTCTGCCACCTGCCAGAAACGGATTCCGGCTTTAATAGATCCGTCTTCCTCGTCGTACAGGGGAACAAATTCCTCCGCTACGAACACCTGCACATGGTCGAGATTCCAGAACACGAAAGACTGCCCGTCAATCAAAGCATGGCGGGCAGCGTCCATAATATCTTCGTCAAACGTCGCACCCAGCGCCTTTTTTGTCTCCGGCTCCTGAAATGAAACGCCGTTTCCCAGCAAATACGAAACTTCTTGGTCTACGGCCAAACCAAAGAACTTGCTTGCGATCTTGTGATTTGCCGTGTACATGTCACGATGCGCCTTGCCCTGCATGTCGTAGATGATTTTCTCGTATTTGTTGATTGTAGGGTTTTCTCCGTGGTAATACTTGTTGGCGTTCGCTGCAAGGCGTGTGCTATGGTCGGCCTTATACTCGTTGATTGCGCCCAGTATGAAACTTATGCGGGCCTTTTCGTCCTCGCCAACCGCTACAAAATCTTGGTATGTTTTCACGTCTTCTCACCGCCTTTACACGAAAATGCTCTTGTATCCGGTTTCGGCGGTGTCTCCCGCCTTGTTTGCTGTGCTCTCCATTGCGTACCGCACTGCATCAATGTGATGGTTGTTCAAATCCGGATAGCCTTCCAGAACTTCTCCCGTCTTGCCGTCCCGCTCGTATTCATACTCGCTGAACTCTTTTGCCGTGTCCGGGCAACGTTCTGGGTCAATGACAATAGCTTCCAGCATTTGCAGCCACTTTGTGCCGTATCGAACCGATTTCGGCCCTTTTCGGGCCGGGAACGTCTTTACGCCGTACTTGTTATAGTCCGCAATGGATTTTGGCTCGGCACTATCCGCGCAGACTTTATCCTCACGTGTCAGCCCTTTATCCAAAAGCAGTTGCGCCGTGTCTCTGTTGCTGGTTCTGCGCCGTGTCAGTTCATCGAAGATGTACAGCGTGCGCCGCGCTGCGTCATAGTGCATTGCATTGTATGCCCATGGGTCAGGATACCATCCCCAGTCCACGCCGCGATTGATGCGGTCAAAGCTGGAAATCTGTTCATCTGTGATTTTCTCAATGCGCAGATTCTCAAACACTGCCGTGCCGCTGCCGACAACCTCGCCAAGATACTCATGCCGGTATGCTGTTTCGTTTGTGCGCTCCAAGTATTCAGCATCGGCCAGAAACCGCTCGCCGAGCCATTCTGCGGGCGTTGTTTTGTAGGTGGAATGATGTACTAGCTTCCCCTTGCGAGCTTTCAGAGCGTACCCGTTTGCCCAGTTCCGCGCCATTGCTGGCGGGTTGAAGCTCTTGAACGTGATGAACCAGTCGCCGCCGCGCAGGCATGACTGCTCCACGTTTCGGATTTGATCTTCCCCGTCAAACTGGTCAAGTTCTTCAAACCAACAGATGCCGATATAACCAAACGGCACTTTGATTGACTTTACCTTTCCTGGGTCATCAACGCCGAAAAAAAGCACCTTTTGCCCAGTAGGCAAATAGGTGCACTCCATCGGGGAGACCGTGCAACGAAAATGGTCGTGCAAGCCAAGCTCATTGATTGCCCATACGATTTGCGCATAAACGCTTGTGCGCAGTGTGTTTCCGACCTTGCGGAAAACTGCCGCGTGGCATTGTGGATGCGCCCTCAGCTGCAAAATGACTTCAACGCCAATGAAACTTGACTTTGTGCTTCCACGTCCGCCTTTTGCCACAAACTCTTGGACTTTACCATCTTCAATGTCCCAGAATGGCTTATAAAATGCTGGCGAAATAATATCCTTGATATGTTTATTCTCTTGGCACATCATAAATAATATTCACCGTTCCCGTGCTCTCTTGCTTCGGTTTGTCATCCCATCCAAAATTTGCCCGCAAACTAAACTGTGCGCCGCCAGAGCCGTCTTTGTCGTACAATCTTTCTTCGGCGTACTGTTCACAACGTGTCTTTGCACGCGTAATCGTGTCATTGAACTCTGGTTTGTTTTGATAATTCAAAAGTGCCTGCCTTGATGCAAAACCAAGTGCAAGCGCCAACCCTGTCACAGTAGGCGGCTTTTTATCGTCATAGATGATATAGCCGTTTTTATTTCGCATTGGTTCTCCGTTATCGTCTATGAACGGCTTTCCTTTACAGGCTTCAAAGTAGGCATCAATCTTTTCTTGCATTGCCTTTACGCTTCTGTATTTAGGTGGCGCGCCACCCGGATTTTTTCTTGATGCCACTTTATCACCTCGCTTTACAACACAAAAAGCCCACACAATTTGTGTAGGCTTATATCCCCCTAAACCCCTTTGCGCCGGAGGAAAAGCGCGTTCCCGCCCTGTCGGTTTTTGCTGTGCCGACCTCACCCGTTGCGGGTAGCAAGTCCGCAACGCTTTTGTACAGTCAGAATTTAACGTGCCTGCTGTCCACACGCTTTTTTCATCCGCTGCATTTATCCCCCGCGTGCAGATTCGCGGTTTCTGCTTTGATGTTATGGGTTTCGGCGATGCGTAACTGCGTCAGTAACGGAGTCCGCACAAGCAGATGCCGGGCAGACTTTTTCAGGCTCTCGAAGTCCCGTTGCGACCTGCCATCGCGCCGCGCTCCTAATCGGCTTGCCGCTTTGCTTACAGCGTTCAGGTTATCTATCGCGTTTTGCCTGCGCCGGGCTTTCACCGGTGGGAGCGACCCAGCATGTGCCCTCAGCCGGACTTGAACCGGCACACCAAGGCTCTTGCCATTGAGCTACAAGGGCATATAAAAGGCGCGTCAGTTGCGCGTGTTGCACTTTTTGTAAGCCAAAAGTAAAGCTCATTTTAATTAACTGTGTCCAAGTCGGTATAAATTAAAAATGAAATTCACTTTTTTAATAACTTGTGCAACAGAGGCTTGCCGCGATCTGTTGGTACTGCACATAGGTCTTGCACCTTTGCTACGCCGTAGCTTGCGGAACGCAGCGCCCTTGCCGTATTGACTGGTCAGGCCCAGTTTGCGGCTGGCTATGCAGCATATAAAATGCCGGTCTTTCCCGGCTGTCAGTATCGAGAATAGGAGGTTTTGCTATGGACTGTAATGTACCCTCTTTACAGTTTCCAGCATATTCATAATACCACTTGACAACGTCCCCACAGTTACCCTTTTTTCTTGTCCAAAAGCCAGAAAAATTTTCTTCTGCTTTCGTAAAACTGCCGTCTGCCGCAATACACAGGCTGGTATTCGTAAGCCGTTCCCTCTGTTACGTTTTTCAACAGAGCGCACCAGTTTAAAGGGTCTGCTTCTCTTGCCGCGTCCTCAATGATTCTGACATTTGTGCTTAACTTTAGCGCTCTGTCTGCCTTTCTAGCTGTTGGGTCTGACTTTCCGTTTCCGTGCGGCAAACCGTCATTTGAAACAGCATCAAGCCCTCTTGCACTAGCAATTTCCAACCGCATTTCAGTGTATCTTTTGCAAAAGTGCTTTAATTCAAGGTATCTTTCTTTTGAAATTCCATATTCATCTAGGTTGAGCGGTCTTTCTCTCATTTTTGCTCCTTTCTTCCAGTTTCATGCAGCGCGGCAGCGTGCAAATATTGCCATTTTTCCACTCGCATGTCGCGCAAAGATGTTTGCGGGCGTATTCATCAACTAGTTGCTGTTTTGTCATGGGGTCACCTCCGGGGGTAGAAGTCATTTTAGAAGCCTCCTTATGATTCTATAGCATGCAATGCCGATGCGGGTTACGACCAGCAGCGGCCAGAAAACAAGGACAATAACGTTGTCTGCGCCGTCTACGGTGCCCATTCGGTCTGTGTGGTTGATATACAGGACGGCGAGCAGGCCGCACAAGTCGTAAACACAGACAGGGGCGGTACTTTATCCGCATCAATCAGTCTCATTTTCTTTCCCCTCTCTTTCTTCTACATAGGCCATGCTCTGGCGCAGATTGAGCGATTTCGGATTGAAAATACAAGCCGGTGCTACCGCACCGCTGTAGTACGCATAGTCGCCGTTAAACGGACTACCAATGCTCACACCGCGAACGTAGCTCGCGTAGCCCGTGTCGGAATCCTTATCACCGCAATACCACGGCGTGGCAGTCCAAATCCAGCTGTCGTAATGCGGGATGAACTCACGGTACTTTCTGTACTCGTCGCAGGTCATAATAAAGACAGGGTCTTTCACTTTGCCGTAAGCGCAATCTCCGTTGTCTGCAACAAGGTCAACGGTATGCAACAGCAGACTCTTTTTCTCGAAAACTCCGTTCGCCATATCGTTTAGAATCCCACGCACATTACTGGTGCGGTAGTTGTTCCAGTTGCCTTTCTCATCAGCAAATTTATCACTTGGGCAGAATTTTACATCTCTTGCCCACGGCTTTGCCATAATAGCCAGCACGCCGCCGTCTGGGTGATTCGGGTCAAGGCAGACCCACTCAAAGTTTTTGAACATGAAGTGTTCGCCGGGTCGCAAGGTTGTGATGTTAGTCATTGTCCGTCACCTCCTCGTTCCAGTAGTCGTCACGGCACCTATCACAACGGCAAGTGATACTCAAATAACCGTACTTGGCGCATCGAAATGGTTTCAAGGTTCCATCTAATGAGCAAGGCAACAAACGAGTGATGGTTTCTAAATACGCATTCGGAAACATCTTCAAAACCTCGCTCTGGCGGGTCTTGACGGGGTGATCTTTCGCCCACCTATCTGCAATTTTTACCATTTCTTCAATGTCTTTATCTGGTTCAACACCTCTTATACAGTTTATATATGCACTGCAAGGGTATTTATCTAATGGGCACTCATCACATTTTCCGTTATTCGTCTTGCAAATCCGTCCAACAGTTTTCAAGAATTGTATTGCGTCCATAGTCTCACTCCTTATCCAGCCCGTAGGTTACATACTGCCCATAGGTCAGGCCAAGGGCGGCGGCTTCGCGGGTACATTGCTCGAGAGGTTTTATGGTTTTCTTCAGGCAGGGATGCGTGGCGGGTTTCTTGCTTTTTTTCAAAACACCGGCATCCCTGCGGCGCTGGTAGGATGCCTGCGCGCTTTTGATATTGCGCTTGCGGATGCAGGAACCGCAATAGCGCTTTGTAGGCTGTACATCCCACATGATTTTCCCGCAGGTCTTGCAGAATTTTGTTGTGGTCATAGCGGCTCCTTTGTTTTGGGCGCTTCAATGCCGATGCTTTGCAGCGTTACCTGCGCCCAGAGGTCTGCAAGCTGGTCATTGCGGTACTCATTGTATTTGTCGGCCACCGGGCCGGTCATGTAATTCTGGATTTTAACCAATGTCCGGCGGGATAACCCTGCCTGATAACAGGCCAGCAAGCAAAGATATGTTGCCCTCGTGGCAATGTCGTTGCGCTCTTTCATTACTGCTTCATGGGCGCGGGATTCAATGTCCTTGATTTTCTCTTCGGCATATTCGTCAACGGCTTTCTGCAATGCCGGGGTAGGGTGTAGTCTTGCTTTCACGTCTTTCAACTCTTTCCTGTTTTATATAATCCGTATTTTCTGACATCGCGGCGGATTTTAATTCCGCGCTCTGCATCTGCTGCGTCCGCTGCGGCATCTGCAAGCCGCTGTGCGCGGATTTTCTCAAACATGGCCGCATACTCGCCGTAGCGATTGCAAGCGCTGTGGCAGTGCGCATGGCGGTCTGGGCAGTCTTTACAGGGGCTGGTCATCGTTCGGCATCTCCTCAATAAAAATTTCGGTGCGTGGGTTTTCTTTGTCGTACATCACGCGGGAGCCGTCCACGCTGGCAATGATGGCGTTGTTGTCGTCTGCAAGGATTTTGGCGGCTACAAGCGTGTCATGGCAGGCTTCGAGCAAGTTCGTGAGGTCTACTTTGCGGCGGGTTGGCATGTAGAACACCGTTGCGACGCGGTAACGTCCTGACAGCGGGTCTTTCGGCTTTGGGGTGAGATACCACATGGCGGCCTGTTCGTACTTCTTGTACTGCTTGCTGGGGGCGATGAACGGCTTGCCGGTGCGGCGATTGGTAAGTATCTGCTGGGAGTTCTTTTTGGTGATAGGGGGCAGGGAGATTATGTATTTTTGTATCACGGTACAATCTCCTTTACTTTCGCGTAGTACTTCTCGCTGTACCAGATGTCCGGCAGGCGGGGATTTTTGGTAAAGCCCGCCTTTTTCAGTTCATTTTCGGCAGCGCTGGTGGTGGTGTAGGTCTGGTGAGAGTGGCGTATGTCACCGGTAGAGCGAGAGTAAGTGATGATTTCAATACGTTTCATTCATCAATCTATCTGCTGCCTCAATCAGCCGTTTCGCGGTGGAATAGCAATCAGACATTTCTTCAACCATCGGTTTGATTTTTTCTCGGATTCCATCGGCAGTATCCAAAACTCTTTCAGCATATCGGAGATATATTTCTGCCATTTTCTGTCTAAATTCTTTATCACTCATGTTTTGATACCTCACAAAATAGATGAAATGGTTTTACCCACACAAAATCCAGTTGGCCGCAGGCACCGTGCCGGTTTTTTACTACCTCTATCACGGTGTCCCCATCGGTGGGCGGATTGATTTCTTGCGTTTCCCGGTTTTTAGTGTACATGCCGGGGTTGATAGCGATTATCATATCTGCATCATGCTCGATAGTCGCGGAGCCGAACATGTCCGACATTTTAATCATGCCCGTATCGGCGGCTCTCGCGGCCTGTACGAGTTCGATAATGCAGATATGATATTTCATGGCAAGCTGCTTTAAACCCCGTGTGAGGGCTGCCAGCTCGTCGTTACGCTTTTCTTTAGCGTTTGGCGGTGCAACAAGGCCCAGATGGTCAATAACGACTACTTCCGGCTTGCGTTCTTTGATCGTGGTTTCTACATCGGCAAGGCTGGTCAGGCTAGAATCATCCAGGATCAGGCGGTACTTGCTTTTCAGGTGATCTGCTGCCTCCCGGATGGCGGATTCTTCCTCCGGCGTCAGGCGATGGTTTGTGATACGGGTGCTGTCTATCTGTGCCCAGCGTGAGAAGATGGCGGTATAAAGCTGTTCGCGGCTCATCTCCATGGATTGATACAGCGTCAGCGCGTTTTGGGAGATCTGGCATGCCATCTGCAAAGCCAGCGTGGATTTGCCCTTGCCAGGGCGGGCAGCAATTACGGTAACGCCATTGCGGGCAAGCCCGCCGGTCATGGTGTCCAGGCTGCCAAACCCGGTCTGGATACTGTCGCTTGGTTTTTTCATCCAAGAGAGGAACGCATCAATGCCATCGGCAAAATCTTTTGCGCTGCGCTCCTTCTGGTGGGCCATGATGTATTGCTGGCGTTCCGCAATGTGGAACAGCGCAGCGCTTATTTCATCGGCATCACCATCATCGGTCAGCAGCTTTGTTAATGCCGCTGTCAGCTCACGCTTTCTCCATCCGTCCATAACACAGTTGATATAGGTGTTGTAGCCGGATATGGATGGAACCGTTTCAAAGCACTGCATGGCGAGCACTTTCGTGTCGTCATCGCATTTGGAAATAACCGATACCGTATCAGCCCTCTGGCCTTTATCGGCCATATCCTTGCAAAGCAGGAAGATATTCCCGAGCGCTTTCAGCTCAAACATTTTGTAAGTCAGGGAAGAAAAAGCATCGTCCTGCAATTCCGGTTTCATAAGCATAATGCCGATAACAGCTTTTTCCGCTACGATGGTATTCATGCTTTCGCCTCCTCCCATCCCACGATTTTCGGGACAACTCCATTCATCCGTTCTTCAAACGTGTACTCACGGTCAAACACAGGCCGCAGGTTATCAGTAGAGCGGACAGTAGTAGGCGGCTGAGATGCTTCATCCTGCCAGCGCTTTTGATTCAACCATGTAGACGGGTTTGGGATGTACTTGCCATTTTCACGCTGCCACTGGTCAGTGGTCTTGAGGTACTCAAGGCTGGACAGGATGGCGGACAGGGTGGATTCATCCGGCACAATCTTTTCAAATTTTTTACGGGCATATGCCTTGCCGACCTTCTTTGGGTAAGCTGCCCAGAACTTGGTGAAAGCAGGGAAATCCGCGTCATCCCCTTGGGGGGTATAGGGGGTATTCTTAACTTCTTTATTCTTCTTTATATTAGGGTCTGTGTTAGCACTGTGTTGGTTCTGTGTTACCTGTTTGTTAGTTTCTGTGTTAGCACATTGGTAGTCACTGTAATTATTTACCGTAAATACGCTAAATTTACCATGTTCGCACTGTGTTATTTCTTGTGTTGATTTTAGGTGGTTTATAGCAGTGCGAACGGATTGAACACTTATGCCAGTATCTGTTGAAATTTGGCGGATAGAAGCGACGGCCTGACCGGGTTCCAGATGAACACCTTTGTAGTAGCAAGGTTCATAGCAAGCCAGAAACAGCAAGTGCAGAAACACGCATTTTGTGGGGGTATCGGTATACCAGCCCCACTTCATCATGCGGCGGTACAGCTTTATGTAACCCTCGTTTGCCATTTTTCAACACTCCATGTAATACTCGGCATAGCTGACTTTTTCGCCGTAGCGGTTCTTGCTGCTTGCCGTTCGCTTTTGGATGGGTACGCCGCGCTTTTTCAGATCATTGATGCGGGAAGCAAGGCGGTAGATTCCGTACTCCTGCATGGCCTGTGCAGCGGTCAAGCTGCCGCCGCTCTCTAAGTGGCGAAGGATTCTATCACATTGTGTCACGGTGCATCACCTGTCTTTCTTTCAAAAATTAAAAGGGAAGGTCGCCCTCGTCATCGTCAATCGGGGCGTAGTCTGCATCTGGTTCGCCCTGCGTGCGCTGTGAGGGGGCTGCGGGGCGCTGTGCGGCGTTCTGCGGGGCGGGGCTGGTACTTTCCTTACTTCCACAGAAATTCACGTTCTGGGCCACGATTTCAACGGCTGTGCGGTTCTGGCCACTTTTGTCCTGATACTGCCGGGTCTGCAAGCGGCCATCAATGGCAATGAGGGAGCCTTTGGGAAAGTATTTGCAGATGAACTCTGCGGTTTTTCCCCATGCAGTAACGTCAAGCCAGTTTGTCTGGCTCTGGCCGCTTGCATCCTTATAGCCGGAGTCGTTGGCGATGCGGAAGGAACAGACGGACTTGCCGCTGTTCGTGGTTTTGAGTTCCGGGTCTTTGACCGTTCGGCCGATGATAGCAACAACATTCAACATGGGTTAGTCCTCCAAGTAGTTAATATAGAAGCGGCGGCGAAAGTCGTCGTGGTTCCAATGGTAATAGGCTTCTGCAAGCATTTGGCCTTGTTTGTGGTAGTGGTCTTGCAGGTCGCCGCTTGAATGAATGGCGGCGTGGCAAGCGGGGCAAACGTTAATCCAGAGGCCCAGCGCCTTGCTGGCCTTGCGGCGGCTTCCGCCGTAGATTTCATGCCGGGCGGTTTCTCCAAAGCGGTGGCAGCGATAGCAGCGGAACGCTTCATGTACGAACAGCGACGGTGCGTAGCCGTTTGAATCGAGCCGTTTCCCAAATTCATTTACTTTCTTCACAATTCCTGTCTCCCTGCCTGTCCCCATTCACGTCCGATTTGATTGTCAATCAAACGAAGCTGCAATTTCAGGCTGTTGATTGCCTCTGTGTTGGCCTTGTAAACAGCTTCCGCAATGTCCCTCTTAAAACGAGCTTCTGCGACGGTTGGTATGCCGTAGCATGTCTTGTCGATAAGCCCTATAGGCGTTCCAGCGTCGCGGAGTTTCAAGCACTCCTGCCGAAGCAGGACTTTATAATCCCGCTCGGCCTGTGCGTACTCCGTGCCGGAGCGCCGTAAGGTCTTGACCGATGCTTGAAGCTGTTCTGACTTCTGCCGAAGCTCAAGCCATAAATCATCGGTCATGCCCAAGCCTCCGCAATCTCCTTGCCGTGGTTCCAGTCGGCGGCGGTGAAGTTCTTAGAGGGTTTTCCGATAGCGTCTGCGATAACCTGCCATGCAGATGCTTCATCGGCTTTATGGCTGTTGCAGTAAGCCTTCACGGCCTGCTGGCATTCCTTGCGTGCGTCCAAACGGGCTTTCGCCGCTTCCGTGTCGCGCTTGACAGGAGGTTGTTCTTGCCCCTGTTCGGCTTCGGGCAAGTCCTCGCCAGCATAGATGTACAAGCCCAAGCCATGCCGCGCACAAGCCTTTGTGAGGCTGCGCTGAATAGCCTTGTTCACGTCCGTGCTGGTGACTTTCTCAAGCGGGATTGCCGCGTTCCGGTAGTCCATGACAGGCAGATACTCGATGTGCTCCAAGCCGTTGATTGTCACGCCTGTCTTTACCCAGCAGGTGCGGCCATCTGTCCAGTAGAAGCAACCCTCCGGGGTTTCGTAGATGGTGTACTGCGCATCGGGGTATGCCTTCTTTACTTCTGACCATGCCCACGCCCACGAAAGGTAGGTGAGGCCATTCTTCTTCTCGCTGTGGCCGTTGACGTTGACGGCATTCAAAGTTTCAAATACACTCATTAGACGTAATCTCCCTTCTATAAACTTTCTCTAAAAGTTCTTCTGAAATCGGGTTGCTAGGAACAGGCGGAACATAATAAGGGGACTTTGCCGCCAGATTGATTCTGTAGCAGCTGGCGGGCGGCGGGTTCGTGTTTGCCTTTCTCGATGTGAGGTCGAGGAAGTAAACAGGCGTATCATCAGCCATGAAGAACGTTCTGCTCAAGCCGTACTTGCTTTTGGCATACAAAGGAATGTATCCGCCTGCGTTCTCGCTATGGATACGGCGTGCCGTCTGCAAGGCGTTAAAGTAGGCGCAGCCGACGCCTAAATCAGACGGGACAAACTCTGGGCAGCTACGCACACTAACGAGCTTGTGCGCCTGAATAAAGGCGCTTAAATCATCAATACGCATAATAGCCCTCCATACATCTAACATCTTCCCACGGGTCATCTTCCGTGACGTCCTCGTTCTTCCATTCGTCTGGGTTGTAGCACATATCACAGCCGATGATTTCCGTTCCAATCAGGTAAATTGCTTCGCATTCCTCGCCGCAGACAGGGCAGCGGGGGCGGCGGGGTTCATCAGGCGGGAAGGGATTATCTTGATGGCCCCAGAAGCTGGTCATTCGGATACCTCCTGATTTTCTTTTTCATCAGAAAAATGCAACTCCATCAAGTCGGCGATTGCGAGGTACTCTTTGGCGTATTTGCTGCCGCCGTGGGTTTTCTTGACGATTTCGCGGAACTGCGCTAAATCACCATAAAAGCAACCGCACTGTACGCGGAGAATTTTATCCTTGCAGCGAAAAAATGTGGTCGCGCGGAAATATCGGCCAAAGCCTTCAACGACGGCAAAGTCTGCATCGCCGAAGACCCGCGCATCGCCGGAGACCCGCGCATCGCCGGAGACCCACGCATCGCCAGAGACACACGCATCGCCGTAGACCCGCGCATCGCCGTATACCCACGCATCGCCGTAGACCCGCGCATCGCCGTATACCCGCGCATCGCCAGAGACATGCGCATCGCCGTAGACCCGCGCATTGCCGTAGACCCACGCATCGCCGGAGTGGGAGAGGTTATCTTCCTTCTCAATAAATCCGCCGAGTTCTCCCTTCTCAACGTCGCCAAAAGCGACGAGAGCCTTAATACGGAACAGCTTCTTCCCGAAACAGTTCGTTACAAATTCGGCGGTCAGTTCAAATTTCTTCATGGCTGGATGCCTCCTTAAAATACAATCCGCACAGCAGATTCAGCGCCAGCAGGGCGGCGATGGTGGTGGGGACGTTGAGAGAACCGAGCGCTGCCAGCAGCAGCACCAAATCTGCGGTGATTGCCAGCTTGACGGCGGCGCGTTTCAGTGATAGAATATAGTTAGAGCTTTTTGCGATGCTCTGTTTTTTTGCCGTTCCGGTGGTGGTGCACCGGGGCGGCGTTTTTGTTTTGGTCATCATTCTTTGACTTCCTCCCATTCAAAGCGACCCTTGCCGCTGTTTCTCCACTGGCCAAGACCGCGCAGCGTGCCGTAGTCGAAGCACTCACGAACAACATCTTCCAGTTTCGGGTCAAGGCAGTTGACCTCAAATTCAATGGTGGAGCCTGCCGGGACGGTTTCCGATTTGGCGATGCTGACGCGTTCGCCCATCGGTGTCTGTGCGCGCAGGGGACGCTCACAGAAGCCCATCTTGAGGCCGTGCAGGTCATAGGGAATCTCGCGCGGAGAAACGAAAATCAGGCCGTCAATGGCTTTCTTGTAGGCTTTCAACGCGGCGCAGTGCTTGCCGCCCGGATAGCCCGCCTTACCAGCAGTGGCAAGGGCCTTGCAACTGTCCTTAAACATGCCCTTTAGCTGGTAGTCGTAGATGAACGGTGTGCCGTCGGCGGTTTTGGGGAAAATTGTGATTCTTTCCTCTGCCGCCTGCGCTTTGATGTTATCGACTTCCTGCGCGGTCAGGTCATCGGTGGGAGCCTTGCTGGCAATGTAGGAGGCCAGAAGCTCCTCATTGCTGGGGCTGGAACCTAAGACCTCTTCGGTTAAAGTGATACGGATTTTCATTCGTGGTCGTCCTTTCTGGTTGATAAATTACGGTTGCTATTCAAGTCTTTGCTTTGCCGTTGCGTCGCAATGAAGTGCTACGCCGAAGCGGTGCAATTCTACTCCTTGCTCTGCCTTGGCAAAGCAACTCTCCGCCTTACCTTGGCTCTGCGAGACATTTTTTTCCGTTGCAATTCAGTTCAATGCCAAGCCTTGCCTTTGCAAACATAACTTTGCCATTGCTACGCCTGGCTAAGCCTTGCCATGCCGCTGCTACACAAGGATTTCGCGCAGCTCGGCAAGAACGCTGTCGATGCGTTCTTCCCGGGTGAGTTCGTGCGGTTTGCCGGGTTTGACGCGCCCGGATGGGAAGTAAGTTGCGAACTCGTCAAGCGAGATGTCAAGCATCTGGCAGACGGTGCAGACCTCCGGCCAGCGCCAATCATTAGCGCCGTTGATGCGGTTTGACATCTGAGTGCTGGACAAGTCGCACGCGTCCGCAAGACGCTGTTTGTTGTAGCCCTTGCTTTTGATAAGCGCTGTAAAAGCAAGGTTTGTCATGGTGATTACTCCTCCTTTCTAGTTATCGGCTAGCAAATAATCAACCGGCACGCCGAAATAGTCAGCCACTTTCTTTAAGGTCGTGATGCTGGGGCCGTAAGGCGATTTCTCCCACTTGCCAAGTGCGCCGTTTGAGATTCCGGCGCGTTCCTCAAGGATTGTGCGAGAAATATTGTTTTTTCGGCACAGCGCATCAATTTTCGAAATATTCACCTAGCAAAAGCTCCTTTCTAGTTGACTATTGCTAGAAAATATGCTACTATGAACTTGCGAGATTTATAACAGCATATTTTTAGCTAGTCCGCTGAATTTTAGGGGGCTTGGTTCTTTGTTGCCCTCTATGCTATCTATTATACTAGCATTTATGCTAGGTGTAAATAGTTTTCTAGCATTTTCTAGCGAATTAGCAATATGCACAAAGAAACGGTGTGATTTGTGTGCGATACGTTGAAAAAGCCAAGAAAATAGCAAAGAAAAAAGGAATTGCCTTCACGCATATTAGTACAGAGCTTGGGAAAAGTCGTGGCTATTTGTCTGAAATGCTAGCAAACGGGCGCGATTTGCCAGAGCATATGATAGCCGATGTTGCTAGTTTGCTAGGAGTTCCCGTTGCCGACCTGACCTGGGATTCCGAAAACGAAAAAAAGCCCACCGCACAAGGCGATGGGCTAATATCTGGTTTGCCGCAAGATGTACAAAAAATTATTTCTCTTTGCCAAGAGAACCCTCAGCTTGCAAGCGCTCTATTAAATCTTGCGCAGCAGTTACAAAATCGGTCATCTGATCAGGCGTAAATTCTGAAATAATTTTTATAAGTTTTTCTGTGTCTGTCATTGCTGATTCCTCCAATCAAATAAGGTTGTGATACTATGGGCTTTTTTGACTTTTTGAAGCCGAAACCAAAAGTAAATGTTTCCATAACTACACATGAGCCGACTAAAGATGAAATTGCAAAGCAGTACGCTGGTTACTGCAAGGCGCAAGCAGAAAAGCGGCACGCAGAACAGGAAGAGCGTGCAAATAAGTGTTTTCTGGCGCTTTCCGCTGATGACCTCGCAGACGAAAACGGCCTAAAGCCAACAGAAATTTTAATGCTTTCTTATTTAGAGAAATATTCCAGCGGAAAGGCTGTTGCAAAGTTCTGGCATTATGATTATGGTGTTGATGACGTTTGGCCAATTATTAAAAAGCTGGAAACAATGGGTTTCGCCGAAAACGGGAAATTGACCGAAAAGGGAAAAGAAGAAATAAAAAATAACGAATATGTTTATTTTTGGCATAGAAAAGCTTACGCTCGTGCTGCTTCTTCCTTGCCAGAGTTTTGCCGCGCCGTAAACGCTCGAAGAGACATCCCGTATCGGGATTTAATATGGGGAAAATACAATAAACTATATTTGGAGGCAATTTCGTCTCCCAAAAAATGCCGTGATTTACGATATTCCATGTATGAGTTTTTGGTAGACGAAAAAAAGTTTAAAACGGCTTTTTCTATGCTACTTGAAATACCTTTTTATGATATGAATTGCCAATATCCTTTTATAGCTCCCAGTATTATGCAGGAACTAAAGAAAACCCAAAAAAAAGCTGGCTTTACTGAAGATCAAATTTTTGATATGGCAAAAGAAAGATACGGCAGGATGCTTGTTGAAAACCCAACTGTTCCTGCGATAGATGCCGCTGGTATTGTAACATCCTACATTTTTGGAAAAGATGGTCTCGCTCAAAGAGTTTTGAAATCTTACAATATTGATTGCACCCGACTGTTTTCCAGCAACCATTGATTGTATTTTACACAACTCAAAGTTGTATTTCAACACTTTCACAAAAATACTCGTTTGTCAAGGCCTTTAATTGGACTATAACACATCTCAAGCGCAAAAAAGCATGAAAAAAAGCAGCTCCGATGCTGTAACATCGAAACTGCTTAAAGGTGGGTTATAAAAGCGGACAAGCTCTAACCCGCCCTTATTCTATCACAAAGAAAGGGGCAATGCAATATGAAAAGAACAAATACCGCGAAATGGATTGAAAGCGCCGGACGCTGGCAGATAAACGTGCAGAAAGACGGCGTTCGCAAAACCTTTACCAGCGCCAAACCGGGGCGCACAGGGCAGCGGGAAGCCAACAAAAAAGCAGATGAATGGTTGGATAAAGGCGTAAAGACGGAACGCATTAAGGTCTCTGACGCATGGGAACGATTGCTGCAGCAGAAAAAACTTGTGTCTGATGCAGAATATAAAAACATGGCATCGTTTGGCCGCGCCCATTTGCTGCCAGACATCGGAAATAAGCTAATAAAATCCGTTACGGAACAGGATTTTCAACAAATTATAGATTATGCGTTTCGCCATCCACAGGGAATGAGCAAAGAGCCATTATCCAAAAAGACGTTACAGAACTATGCCAACTACTGTAAGCAGTTTGTCAATTTTTGCCGAAAATCAAAATGGACAACGCTTGAGCTTGATGAGTTACAGATTCCGGCAGCATCCAGAAAAAAAGGAAAGAACGTGCTGACAGTTGAAGCGCTGAACACGCTGTTAAAAGTAGATACGACCATCATGCGCGGAAAATCTGTGCATGATGAATACATAAATTATTATAGGTTCCAAGTGCTAACAGGCATGCGCCCCGGTGAAATGCGGGGGCTACAATGGGAAGACGTTGACGGGAATTTGTGCAGGTTGAAGCAGGCTATCAATGCGCACGGGCAAATTACGAAGGGAAAAAACGAAAACGCATTGCGCACGGTAGTGCTATCCAGACGAGCGCTGGACGTGCTGGAAGCTCAAAAAGCCGTGACTGGAAAGCAGGCGTACATTTTCCCGATGGCATCCATGCACACCTACTACCACCGCTGGCAGCGCTATCAGCGCTCTAATGACCTGCCGGAGCTAAGTCTTTACGAACTGCGCCACACATTTGTTAGCATAGCAAAAGAGTTGCCAACGGGCGAGTTAAAGCAGCTTGTCGGGCATAGCAAGGATATGGACACCTACGGCACATACTCTCATCACATCGCCGGAGATGACGAGCGGACAGCGAAAAATCTACAAGAAATCTTTGACAGGCTGGTGGACTAAAAGTACACACTAAAAGTACACACTTTTTCTTTTAAATATACGAAATAATATAAAAAACATGTGATAAAATAAAAAATATAGCAATATACCGATATATTTTCAATCGCTAAAAGCATGAAGCATAGTTCGAGTCCTGTCACCTCGACCAAAACAAATGCCGTAGATTCGTTAAAATCTAC